TTTTGAATTAGCTTCAGATCAGCAAGTCTTATTTGGAACTGATGCTGCATCAGGAACTGGAGCTTCTTATCAAGTTTCTAACTTGTCTTTAAGTGGCGAAATGCTTGTACCTGAACCTGATGATATGCAGAAACTTTCTGTACCATCAACAGGAAGTCTAACATTCAACACAATTCAAAACTTGTATTCAGTTATTAACTCAAGTGATGCTACACAGACTTACAATTTAGCTTCTCAACAAGTATTATCTGTTATTCATAATTTCTTACCTGTTACGCATTCTAATAATTATTCTCAAGATGGATTTAAGACTGCTATGTTGAAGAATACGGATTCAACTGGTTCTACTTACGATCAATCTGTTATTCTTAAGAAAGTATCATTCTCACGTGATGGACTTAAACTTGGACTTGATTACGAACTTGATGTTGAAACTCAATCTACTCAAGGTTTGCCTGAAACTGGAGTCCAAGTCAATGCTTTGAATGCTTTACAATCCTATCCATCATTATCTAAAATGCTTAATCAACCTCAATTATTTCCATATGGAACTAAAGACGTATCCGTTTCAGGTAGTGCAGTTCAAGAATTTGGAACGATTGATAGTGAAAGAAACTTTGCAATTGGTTTGAATATGGATTCTGTATCTAAACAAGGTGTGGATTTCAAAGGAAAATCATACGCACTGAGGGTTCAGTCTACTGCCGATGGAAAATCACCGATGTCTGTTTTTACATATTATCTTGCAAAGAATGTTTTACAATATTCTCCTGAAGGCATAATGGTTTCAAGTTAAATTTTATAAATTTTTTTTAAATATGTATTTAAAAAAATGTCGTCCCTTCCTGAAATACTTAATATGTCTACACTCAAGACTATTGATAATATGAAAATTACTACTCAAGTTCTTGACCCTATTACTATAACAGACAGTTTAGCTGTGTTTCAAATTCCTAAGGCTGGGATATTGGATATGGCGTCTTTCGTTCAACTTGGGGTTACTTGTTCTGCTAATGGAGAATTTTTCTTTCCTTTATCTACAGGAGTACACGGACTTATTGAAAAAGCAGTACTCAAGATTGGTAATCAAGTCGTAGCAAGTAACAATCAGTATGGATACTATACAACCGCTCATCGTCAATTTGATAGTCCAGAACACCGTGCTTATATTGATATGATTAAATCTGGTTCATCAGGTGATAGATTTGCTATTAGTGAAAGTGGACGTATTGTTTACCGTGATCTTAACGCTGTTGTTTCAACAACTCCAGCTGATACTACACTAACTGTACCGTCTTTTATCAAGCCGACAACAAGTGATTCTACTACACCACTTTTCAGTGTCCCATTATCAACCCTTATTCCTATGATGAGACAAAGAAAACTTCCACTTTTTGCTATGAAAGAACACGTATACCTTGAACTTACTTTTTCTAAACAATCTGTAGAGAGTGATATAGGTAAAATCTGTTGTAGAAGTCAAACATCTACTGCAAGTCCTGTTATTACACCATCTAAACCAAATATCAAGTTTATCTTTGATGCTTTGTATTATACAGACGATCAAATGGATGCAGTCACTCAACAAGTTTTGAGTAGCGAGGGTATGACTATCTTGTACGAAGACCAAATTATAACAAACACGGCAGTTCCTGCAACATCAACTGGTTCTGGAGTTGAAGAAACACAAACTATTGAACGTGAAGTTATGCTTTCAGGTAGAGTTGTGCGTTCATTATTGATACAAGAAAAGAATAGCGGTGAAACACATAAATTTCTTGGTGATTATATCTCAAGAGACACCAAGATTCCATCAGCACTTAATTACAGAATTAATGATATGAGAATGTACGATAGAGATATTGTATTACCTACGAGAAAGTATGATGAACTTTCAAATGTTATGGGTCGTCCACTTATGGAGCCATCGCAATTGTATAGTTTTGATGCTGATACTAATAAATCTACGGTTACACGTCCACTCAATCAACAATCTACTTATATTGGTAAAATAGAAGGTCACCAATGTCCTGCTGCAGATAATACTAATGCTTTGGGTGATACTGATTTTCGTGCTTGTTCTCACTATGAAGGTATTGATTTGACTACATCAGGAATCAATACTTTGGGTAATGGAACTAAAGTTGGTACTAAACCAATTCGTCTTCTTAAAACATACACAAGAACTGCTGATGATAAGTCTGCTCGTGAACTTCGTATCTTTGGTTCTGTTGAACGTGTACTTTTGATCCAAGATGGAGAGGTTATGCTTACAGAATAATTTTAATATATACACATATTAAAATGACTGAATATGTATTACTTGAATGTAATAGGTTAAGGGGTAGATTAAATTATAATAGTTCTACTGAAGATACTGATGTCTTCAAGAATAAATGGGTAAATAACGTTTCCAGTTATGGTATAGTAGTAAATAAAGGTGATGTAATCAATGTTGAAAGTTGTGCGATAAACACATCAGGAAACGTTCAAAATACAATTGAAATATTAGGTTCAAATGATGAATCGTCAGGTATTGTTGATAATAAAGTCGGTTTCACATTTTCTTACTATATCAATCATAGTGGTTATAATACTATTCCATTACCATTAACTTCTATGGAATCATACCAAGGATATGCTAATAATAGTATCAATACATTAACTAATGCACGTAATCGTGGTCTTGGTGAAGTTTCACTTACAGATTACTCAACAACACCAGGCACAGAATATAATAATCCAAACAATATGCCTAAAGATAAATACAATTATTCAGCAGTTGGTGTAAGTGTTGGACTTCAAAATCCTGATAGTAATGCTACACAATTCATACAAGGTCAAAATTATTCAAGTGATGTAACATCAAGACCTGTATTCATAATTCGTGCAGAACAAGTTGTTGATGGTGAATTAGTGTATTTTAGTTTATTCAGTGTAGATATTGAGTTTACTGGTACATATGCTACTGGACTTCAAAATGTTACTATATATGCTTCTCAACCTGCTGATCCATCAACTTTAACAAATACTGCAGTAGTCCAAATATTTGTTGCTGATAAAGAACATGTATCAACAAAGAAAAACATTCTACCTAACGGGAGACGTTATTTTCCTGCACGTTTTGATTATACAGGTTGTGCTATGATCGGTTTTACTGGATTAAGTGATAATACAAGTATCAATTTTGATCCAAGTGGATTAAGTCCAACTTATGATTTAAGAACGACAGAAAGTAAGATTACAATTCAACCAGGACTTATTACACCACAGAACATCTCAACGTTGATTACTGAAAGATTGCAAAAACCACGTCGTGTTGATATATTTGGTACACAAACACAATATGTTAATTTTGATGAATATGGTGTTCCAACACGAGATCAAAAAGTCCCAGTTATAAATACAGAAGTTTCAACTTCTATGAGTTGTAATTTCAGTACACATACAACACCTTATAGTGATACTGATAGTTTAACTGGTGTTCGTAAACTATTCTATTCTAACATAGCTTATGAAAATCCTGAAAAATTTGCTGGATTACAATTCAGTCGTCAATTCTATTATGGATTGAATAATGATGATACTACTAATCAAATCAATACTGGTGCAGATCAACAATCTAATATAGGTGATTTTGGAATTCAAACAATCGGTGAGTTAGGATTGAATATGGCGTTTACACGAACATTTACAAAAACAAATGGTCTTGTTGCTATACAGAAAGGTGATCTTATTTTGACTAATGTATACTATACAGAAGCAAATTTACAAAGTATATCTGCAGGTTTCCGTAGATGTGAAAAATACTATGGTGATTACAATACACAATTATCACCTACTTCAAGTACATATACAGATGGATTAGCTGTTGCTATGGATATAGGAATGTATCAAGATCAAGGAAGTAATCCAACATTAGTACCAACTGGTGATACTATTACTACAGGTCAAAGAGTTAAATATCATCCAGGTCGTGTATTACGTGATAATCCAGGATTTAATAATATCTTGGAAAATGTAGATGCAGCTGGAGTTTGTTTAGGTACAATCCCACCATATTCTGCTTTTGATGATACACGAAATGACGGGCAACAATTAAGTTCAATTGTCGTAAAATCAAGATATTCAACTTCAGGTATTAACTATCAAGAATTGTATACATACTTAACATCTCAAACTAATGCTGATAATGCACGTGTCGCATCAACTACATCACTTGATGAAGTCTTTAACAATAGTTATGAAGGTAGAACTATTGATGATCTTAAGAAAATAGCACAAGATTTAGACCTGATGGTAGTGCCTGTATGGCTTGATAGTACAGCAGGTGAATATTATAAATTCAACAATAGACCTTATATTGCGTTTGTTAGTGCATTAACAACAAATACAGATACAACTAAAGTATATAACAAATTTACAAACACTAACTGGAATATTGACGGACAAAATGTGTTCTATGGTAATTCATTTGGTCTTGATGTATCATTTACACGAAATAATGCTGTTGTAATGTTGAATAATAACTTTGATAAGACGATGTGGACTACAGCAAGTGCAGCATCTTTATCTTACTATCAATCATATCTTAATTTAGGTAGTTATAGTATGAATGTAGATTTCAATAATGATCTTGAACGATTTTTCATTAGTAATATGAACGAATCATTGAAAGATGGGAACGGTCAACCATACGAAAATGGTGAATTGCGTTCATTTCTTGGTTTGGTAAGTCCTGAACCTGAAACACAAATAGTAAGTATAAATAACCAAAGTTCTTCTTTTAATTACTTGAGTGGTACAGCAGGTGGAGTAACTCAAACAGGAATAGCTGATTTTGGTATATCTCAAGATACAAGAAGTATAATTGATAGTCTAAGTGGTGTATGTTTGAACTCAATAATTCTATACGATGAAAATGATAATCTCGTATCTTCAAAAAGATATTATGAAACAACTTCATTCAATTTGAAGAATACTCTACTGGGTAAAATGGGTTTTACGTCAGATCAATTGTTTCCTATCATAGGCGACGTACAAACACCCTTTAATGCTTCAACATTCAATATTAATGAAAATGGAACTTCAACTTATATGAACTTTATTGAAAACTTTACAAAACCTCTTACTAATGGTGCAGAATTTAGTAGTGCAGAATTTCAAGCAAGTCAAGTCAATAATGACGATCAACCTTTGTATTTACTTGGTGGGCCGATCAATCGTGTAGCAAGACCTCAAGTTGATCCTGCAGCACTTAATGCAGCAAATGAACCTCAAGCTTTATCGTATCCTTACCTTTGTGTCTATTCTTCAATTATACAAGGTGGTTGTAGTAGTACATATCACGGATCAATAGATAGTAAAAGCAGAATACCTTGTGTAGCATATATCAATAGATATGATAATGTTGCTAATTTCTTTTACAAAGGTTTAGAAAGCACGTATTCATTTACTGCACTAAAAGATTTTGTCTTGACCGAGATTACTACTGATATACGCACACCTTCGGGTTCACGTCCACGATTGTTAGAACATTCAAGTGTGATATATAAGATCACCAAACCTTTACGTATTCCTATGATGATAAATACTCCACCACAAGAAGATACTGAAACTGATACAGATGATGAATAATTTATATATACATTATATAAATTACTATGATTATAGTTTATTTATTAAATAAGTTATTAGTTCTTTTAGTTCTTCTTTGTCTAATTCTTCTTCGTCTAATAATTCTTTGAAGATATTAAGATTATTACTTTTGATTTTCTTTTGTTTTTCTTCTACTGGATTGTAAGGAACTAAAAATATATCATCTTTGTCTTTTACTATTCTTGAAGCAATTTTATCATCATACACAACAATACCTTCTAATTTATCATTAGTATGTATTAATGTATAATGTTGTTTGAGTAATGGTATTATGTTTAATACAAATTTTACACTGATCTTAACTCCTGATTCATTACATATACCATTACATATTTCTTTTACAGCAGATATACCACGTTTGTTTGTATCTTTCATTCTTGGATAGTATCCATGATTGTTCTTCAATAACACATCATTTTCATTATTTTTAAACCAAGTACATACAGCACAGATCGTTTTGAATTCATCGTTCTCTGCATTATCACATTTGATTATCCACATAGTGTCTATTGGACTCATTTTATATTGATTTCCTTTAAGCATCTTTTAAACACTATATAAATTAGTTTTATTTTTAGTTTTACATTGAGATTTGAAGATAAATTTTAAAATTTATATTGGATTTACCAATACGTAGAGGTATAAAACCAATAGTACAGGTATATATATACATTATATACTAATGACTAAATGACTAAATGACGTTATATATCAAAAGTGTTTCATATGAGGAGGCTTCAAAAAACGTAGGGTTATAAATTTCAAATAACTTTTAGATCAAACGACATTTAGTCATTTCGTCATTTCAATAATTAAAATATGATTGTATATTTTAATTAGTAATTGGTTGGTAATATCTTTCAATATTTAGATGATTGTATTTCTTACTATTATGTTTTCCATTAAGTAGATTGTATATACTTGCTTTACATAAATGGTAATTTTCAGTAATCTCTTTACAAGTTCTAAAGTATTTGGTTTCATCATTTGATGTATCAGTCACTATGAAATGATAAAAACTTTTGTTAGACCCTCTCGTCATTTTGGATAGTTTTTCTTTAGACATTTTAAAATGATTTTAATTTTAAAAAATTATTTATTTTTGTTTAAATAAAATGTCTAATAAAATGAGTATTCTGTCTAAAAGATTAGCTTTCAAACTTCTTTCATCACCCAGACTTTTTAGGGATGTATGCCTTAAATCAGGTATAACCTATGCTACAACGTGGGAGAACGCAACTGATGGGTTAGTTCAATTTACAAGGAAAGATATACCTTTGGAAGAGGTAGAAACTGAATGGACGGAGTTTGATAAACTCAAAGACATCATAACTGATGGTAAGACTTATGAGGACTTACATGAGTTCATTATGAACCATAGTCATGAGGGTCATTACACTGCAAAAGCACAAGAACCAATCCAACTCGCAGAATTTATTGTAAATTCTGTGTATCTTGGAGAACAATTGATTAAGTGTGATAAAGAAATCTTTTTGCAGAAAAATCATCTTTGGATCAACGACAAAGAAGAAATCCAAAATGAACTTTTGAGAGTGATCTTAAGCAATCAATTCTATCTTTCATCAGGTAAAGATGAAGAAGAAAAGTTGAGTAAGATTACAAGACTATCACAAGCAAAAGAGATTGTAGAAATGACCTTTCTTAAAGCACCAAAAGTTCCGCACTTAAGAGAATACATTTACAGACAATCAAAATCTAAATTGTTCTTCAAAAACGGATATTATGACTTTGAAACTAAAGAGTTTAACAAACTTGGTGGTGATACTATGATAATCATTCCTCATTTCTTGAAACTAAAGAGTAATGAATCTGTAAGACAAGAAATTCACGATAGGATACTAAAACCGATCTTTAACGACAAAGAAAAGGAAGATTGGTTTATGTACCGACTTGCAAGGATGATCGCAGGACATCGTGAAGACAAAGATATACCGATCATCTCTGGAGCAAGAGATTCTGGTAAAGGTGTTATATCTATGTTGATTGAAAATTGTTTTGATAAGTATGTAGCAACGATTGATTTACAGGTTTTCAGTTCTAAATCCAAACAAAGTGATGTAGGAAGAACTAATAGTTTTCTAATCCAGTTAGAACATTCAAGAATTGCACTAATGAATGAGAGTGAGAGTTGTGTACTGAATGGTGTAAAACTCAAACAATCTTTTAGTGGCGGAGATAGTATTATGGTAAGGAAACTCTACGGTGAAAATCAATCAATCAAAATTCAAGCAAGTCCATTACTTTTCTGCAACGAAGCACCTAAATTTGATTGTGATGATGTCTATGAGAAAGTTAAACAACTTCATCTTACATCAAAGTTTGTGGGTTCTAATTTTAGTGATAATCAAAAACTTACAAATGTAAATTATTTTCCAAAAGATGATACAATCAAAGAAAAGTTCATATCAAGAGAAGATGTAAGAAATGAATTTATCTTGATGGTAATTGAAGCATACAATAATCCAGTTGATGATCCAGCGTGTGTTATTGCAGAACGTGATGATGACCCTAATGAGATTGAAACTATTAGAGAAGCATTTGTAGCAAGTGAAAATGGGTTTATGACTAACAAAGAGATCAAAGAAACAGCAAATCTATTTGGAATCAAGAAAGGTATTAAAGAAGTGAAACGTATTATACTTGGTTTAGGCTATACTGGTATTCAAGAACATAGACAAAGTAGAGGTAGAGGAATTAGAGGTATTAAACAAGGTAATCAAATGTAATTATTATATTTAGATATATAATAATAGAAATGACTAAATGACTAAATGTCGTTTGATCTAAAAGTATTTCGTATGTGAAGGGTTCAATTTTTTGAAGGGTTATGATTTTCAAATAGTTTTCAAAACTGGCGTCATAACGACATTTAGTCATCTACCATAATATCCTACGTGCATGGTAATTTGCAGATGTAGGTATATCTTTTGTGAGTTGACCTTGTTTATTCTTAATTCCAGCTGTTCTACGGAGATAATTGCTTCGTCTTTGTTTATCCATGTGATCTTTGGACGACCATATGCCTGTGCGGTCTTTGAAGTGTTGCATCGCCGACGCCCCAAAGTGAATGACCTTACCATTTACTGTAGTCATAAGTTTTTTGTCTGGTCGTGATGACTTTTCATATGTGTACTTACCAATCTTCTTCATTTTACTTATCTAATTTTTTGGAATAGATATTTTGCTGTGTACCTACACTGTGTCCCATCTTGTGTGCTACTTCTGCACGTTCCATTTGTTGTTCTCTTGGGAACTTTTCACTAATATACATATTTCTAATCAAGTTTGCAGTGACGTTTTTACCTGTTCTACTAAATATCTTCTTAACACGTACACCTAATTGATGTGCGTTCATCGGTTGATCTTTATCATTATATAACAAGTATTCACCATCGTTATGTTTCAACCAAGTTTTCATTACTTGATATAGATGTTTACCCAAACGAATTTCTTTAGTACCATATCTATCTGCTGTTTTGTAATCGTTGAAACTAAAGAATGGTTTAGTAGCATTCTTAACATAATAGTTCATTCCATCTTTATCTTTGATAGTATCATATTCTTTTTTTGATACAATCTTCATCGGTGCAAAATCTAATCGTACAGGGGGATTGTTTGGATCACCAATATATAGATTAGCAATAACCCAATCTTGCAGTTCTCGTTTGTTTCGTTTTGTTAATGTATCTTTAGTAAATACATCATCTTCATTCAGTTCTTTTCTTAATGATCTTAATACTTTACGTAATGCGTCCATACCTACCCAATTCTTTTCTTGTTTTTCTGTACGTTCACCGCTCATATGTTGATCTTCAATAACTTTACGTGCCTTGTTAAATTCATCACGATAAAACTTAAGTAGTTCTTCACGTTTTTTAGGTTCACTATCTAATGCTACTATATATGATGAAAGATAAGCACGTTGAGTGGGTGTTGCAAATTTTTTCAAAAAATCCATAACTTTACTTGTATTCTTGAGGAAATCTAAACTAAAATCTTTAGATTTACTGATATGTTCGTGTGTCTTTCTTAAATTAATCATATACGCAGTTAGGGAGTTTGGTTTGATATTCCTACTATCATCTATCATTTTTCTAACTTTTTCCATCTTGTTTTATATATACTAATATATATAAAATTTTTGTATTTATTCTAACCATATAATATCTCTTGGTAAGTTCATCTTATAACAATAGTAGAAACAATCAAAATTACAGGCGTTCTTCCAACCTTCAACTGGTTTTCCATCAACAAGTTTAGTAAAATGTATTCTTTTACGAGGTATGATGATTTGTATGTTTCTATTTTTCCATTTCCTAAAGTATTGGGTGTTTATCTTACTTGATGGAAAGATTATAATGAATGGTTTATCAAGATCATACAATCTATTCATAACTTCTTTAGATTTGCTGAAAGGAGGATTACTTATGATAATATCTCCACGGTTTTCTTCAAAGAAATCAATAGGTTCGTGTATTACATCAAAACCCATTTCTTGGAGATAAGTTCCTGACTTTCCATCTCCGTAAAATGCTTCCCATATCTTTTTATCTTTAGGAATGTATTGTTTAATGTTTTCCCACGCATACTTCGGCGTCATATAGTCGTCGTGTTGAATGAATGTCTTTGTGTGAAATCCAGCCATAGTGTCTATTTTATATATCTTTTTCTTTAGACAAAGTTGAGTTTGTAATTTCATTTTTAAAATAGTGTCTAAAACTGTTTAAAGGAAAAGCATATAAAATAGACAGTATGAGTTTCACTACAGACAACGACAGCGACAACTACGCTACAGATAAACAGGGGTGGGAAATGGTAAAAGAGTATATCCCAAAAGACAAGAAGATTTGGGCTCCTTTCTATTGCGACGGAAAACAAAAAGAGATTTTTAAGGAGATGGGTTTTGATATAATCCACGAAGATAAAGACTTCTTTGAATTTACACCTGAATTTGACTGTATAATAGACAATCCGCCGTTCAGTAAGTTCAAACCTATTTGTAAAAGATTGAAAGAACTTGATAAACCTTTTATGCTTGTATGTCCTGCAAGAACATTAAACTTACAACACTTTTTAGATAAGTTTGATGATGATTTACAAATCATAATACCAAGAACAAGACCTACATTCACACATTTAGATAATCCAAAGAAAGGTTATACTCCTCCTTTTGGGACACACTATTATTGTTGGAAAATGAACTTACCTAAAGATTTGATTGTATTGAAAAAGATTGAAAAGAAATAGATTATACAAAATAGATTATTTTAAATTTAAATTAAAATAATGTTTAAAAATGCTTAAAGGAAAAGAATATAAAATAGACACTATGAGATTACTTGAACTATTCAGCGGAACTCACAGCATCGGTAAAGTTGCAGAACGAAAGGGATATGAAGTTGTAAGTCTTGATAGAGATTTAGAAGCGGAATGTCCTTTTGGTACAGGATATGTTAGTAAAACACATATCAAAGCAGATATAATGACGTGGGATTATACGATATATCCTGAAGGACATTTTGATGTTATAACAGCATCACCTGTATGTCTATGGTGGTCTCACTTAAGACTGTGTTGGATCGGTAGAAAGTGTAAGAAAATACATCCTACTGATGTAATAACAAGAAAACATATTGACGATGATATTGAAAAATATGGAAAACCGATGGTTGATAAAGTATTTGAAATTATAGATTACTTCAAACCGAGATATTGGTGGATTGAGAACCCACAAACAGGTAGAATGAAAGAATATATTGTTGATAATAAGATTTATGATGTTGATTATTGTAAGTATAGTGATTGGGGGTACAAGAAACGAACTCGTATTTGGACTAACATTATAGGTTTTAAACCAAAGATATGTAATAGCGATTGTGATAATATTGTAGTGATAGATGAGAAAAAACAACATAAGAATGTTCTTGCTAATGGATATGAAATCAT